GCAATCCATTCCTCTTTCTGCTTAATGTTGATGTGTCCCCATTCAAGGTCAAAGGCTGGGTCAGCGGAGTATAAAGGCGTGGAGGTGAAATAAAAGTACTTGTTGCAAGCTTTATATAACTTTGGCAGAACTTTATTCAATTCCTCATCTGTCATGTGTTCAAATACTTCTGTTGAATAGATGGCATCATACTTGCCTAATTTTATCTTCGCAAAATCACCAATTAAATATTTTTCAGGTGCAACACCTTTGCTAATTGCAAAATCACGTTCATAGGGATTAATGTCAAAGCCAACGTGTTTATATAAGCCAATGCGCTGGCAGGCAGATAAAAAGAAACCTAATCCGCTACCAAATTCAAAAACAGATGTACATCCCATTATCTTTAATGTCCATGCACCATTTTCATGTAGGTTAACAAGTGACAAATAGTCACGCGTTGTAAATCCAAGTTCAACGGATTTATCAAAGAAAAATTTGTTATCTATCATTGTATTTGTTTCTTTCTCTTAAAAAATATTTATACAATTCGCTTAGTTTTTCATATTTCCAAGTGTGATATTTACTTTCCCAGTATTTGTTTTCATAGTTATAAATAAATTTCTTGTCATAAATAAATTTACCAAATTCATCCATAATATCAAATTCAAACTGTTTAGCTTTATTAAAAGTATCTTCTACACTTTGATCCCAATCATAGCATTCTTTAAAATCCATTTCAAGCCATTCAACAGGTGTCATTTTTATTATCTTAATCATATTAATATTCCATTTCGGGAAAACTGGCTTTTACTGTCCAGTATTCTGTTGATAAATTAGATCTTACTTTCCATAGATTACTTGTATGGTATCCGGACTTATAAAAGCATTTGCAAGTTGCATTTACAATGTCCTTAGCACTCATTCCTCTGTTATATTTACTAAACACAAATCTCTTGCAATTCTTGTATCTCGGCAAATTCAACACATCTGCCCAGCCTTGCACCATGGCATTGTATGAGTTATATGCTTGAAACGAGCAGGGAACTTTTACGCCATTTTTGTAACAGTCATCCATCGCTTTTACTTTGCTGCCTGTGCCTCGGTATTTAATACCGCCAGGATTTAAGGCTTTAGCCATTAGATTACTTTCAATGCCGTTGTTAGTTGCTTCAATGATAAAGAAGGCATAGATAACGGAGATGGGAAGGTTTGTTTTTTTGTGCATGGTGAAAAAAAAGTTGTCATACATATATGCCAACCATATACGCCTTAATTCGACAATGTTTTTTCCTTGCAACCTTCTAAAGCCTCTAACATCTAAATATTCTAATAATTCTTGCTTATCAAGGTTTTTTATCTCTTTGCCCGGTAGGTTTTTCATATCTATCTGCGGAAATTCCTGCGGATATTCTTTATAGGGATCAGGTATGTCTTTGGTGCGCTTTGGTGAGGCATTACCCATGAAAGAAACACACAACACCATTATCATTATTACAAGTAATAGCCATGCTTTCCTGCGGTCACGGCTTTGCGTGATTGGGGAGTATATCTCCCATTCAAATTGATTTTTCATACTATTCGTTTTTAAAAATTAAAATGGTAAGTCACCATCTACTCCTTCAAATGTGACTTTACCAGTTGGCGGAGTAGTTATTGTTGTTTCAGTAGCAGGCTTTCCACCAAATTCTAAGGAAGTAACACGACAATTTATCATAGCTGAAGCCTGGCCGTCTTTCAGGTATGCATTTACTCCGCCACTACCTTCAACTACAAGAAAACTACCTTTGGTAATGTGCGGAGACAGTTTTTCGGCACGCTCTCCCCAAATGTTACAAGCTACCCAAATAGTTTTCTCTGATGGATTTGCACCGTAAACCTTTTCGGTGTGGGCAATGGAAAAGGAGCATACCATACTATCACCAACACTTTTTAATTGTGCGTCGCTTCCAACTCTTCCTGATACGATAAGTTTAATCATAAATTTATTTTTATTTGCAAAGTTATATTATTTATATATATTTGCAACATAAAATGATAAAAAAATATGTCAAAAGAAAATGTGCCTAAAAAGAAAGGGGTATTACTTAAGCCTGAGGTGTATGATAAGCTGTTGAAGATACAGTTAAATCTTAGTTACAATTCATCGAAACGTGTTAGCCTTGAGAAAACAGTTGAACACATTTTAGATAATTTTACAAAATGAAGTTAACTACATTTACATCATCTAAAAGCCAGGCTACCGATTATTACCGGTCAATAGGCCCATTTACAAGGTTAGCATTACAAAAGAAATTTGAACACATTATTTGCCAGCAGGAAAAAGCAATGTGGTATGACATTTATAATACTGACATTGTTTTGATTCAGCGGCCCAATTCAACGGCAAGCCTTGGCATTATGGCAGATGCAAAGCGGATGGGAAAGAATGTTATTATAGATTTTGACGATCATCTTTTAGATGTTCCGGATGACAATCCAGCAGCACACTACTTTAGCAATCCGAAAGTACAAAAACAAATACAAGATACTTTCTTATTTGCAGATGCAGTCATTGTTTCTACTAAAAAGTTATATGACCTTTACTATCCAATGTGCCATGGCAAAATACCAATGTTTGTCATACCTAATGGTTGGAATCCTACTGACTTACCAATGTTTGAGGTAAAAGAAAGGCACACGCCTACAAGGTTTGTTTGGAGAGGTGGATCTACACACTTTGCGGATTTACACACGGTAAAGGCTGAAATAAATCAGATGCTTGAAATGGATACCGAAGTTACTTTCTTTGGCTTAAATAAGTTTATGATGTATGACTTAAATAAAAAGGCTATCAATGTTGACTGGTCATCTATGTTTGTTTATTTTACATTCATGCAGCGAATAGAAGGTGACTTTGGATTTTATCCATTAGTACGCAATGATTTTAATTTATCTAAAAGTAATATATTTGCTATTGAGTGTATTGCAAACGGTATGCCTGTCTTAGCAGACAGTTACTTTCCAGAATTTAATATGCCTGGTGTGATTAAATATACTAATCCTGCTGAGTTCTTGGAATTTGTAACAGATATAGTTAAAGGCAACATAGACAAAGCCGATTACGTTAAAGCAGGAAGGTCATACATTCGTGAAACACTACACATAGATTTACTTAACCGTAAACGATGGGAGATATTAAAGGGAATATAAATGCCATACATAAGCAAGGGAACAAGCAGCACAATACATAAAGCCAAGCTACACCGTACACCAAGCGGTGAGCAAGGCAACTATAATAGCGCATGGGAAAGGATGAGCAAGGCTTATCGTCGCACTAATCCATTATGCGAATGCTGCATAACTTTAGGTATTATGACAGACATAACACCAGGTGATTACAAGGGATGCGTTGATCACATGATACCAATCACACGAGGAGGTTCGATGTATAACTTAAACAATCTTCTTGCCCTGTGCAAGTCATGTCATGATACTAAATCAATACATGAAAGAACATCCATTGCACCTGTCACCATTCACATTGATGCCGATGGTAAGTACATACCTGCTGACAAAGGCAAGGTCATTGCATGGTTGGCAGACAAGGTGAGAAGGAAGGAGGAAGAGGGAGGAAGGAAGGGAATAGACGGGCCTAGGTCGAAACTTTGACGATTGCCAAAGAATCGTGCTGCCCAATTTTCTTCGCATCAATTCAGTCCCCAAAGAGGGGGTTATAACAAAACATAAAAAACATACAAAATGAGAGCAAAGACATTGAAAACAAAAGAGTTGCAAGGCACTCTGATCCCTTCCAGGATTAAAACCTTTTCCGGCAGCCCTGTTGGCAAAGCATTGTTGCAGTTGAATGAGGATGAGGTAAAGATTTATGAGAAATTAAAGGAGCATCTTCAAGCGCACAAGGCAAGCAAGGATGTTGATGACATTTTCTTGAGCATTGCTACGCGTGCTATTGGCCATTTGCTTTACAATGCCGAGGTTCTTGCAGTTTCGGGCGCAGTTATGGTGCATCCAAACGGTGCAAGGCAGGTAAGTGCCGAATGGACTGCATTTAAGCAATCTATGGATATGTTTTTAGAGATTTCAAAGAGTTTAGGCTTGGATCCTGGTAGCCGTTTAAAATTAGATTATTTTAGAGACAGTAATGATAATGAAGATGATGAAATAGCTAAACTTTTAAAAATGAATTAATGAAACAAAGTATTTATGAGTTTATTACATTTATAATTGTGCTTGGCATTATTGATGTAAGTTTGTCTATACCTTTTTACTATCTCTGGAATTGGCTATTTGTTAAATTTTTTTGGTTTGACTATATAGATTTCTTGGAAAGCATGGGTTTTATAGCCTTGCTTATTATGCTTAGATTTTTAATGATAGATGCGAGAGTAAATAAATGAATAAGTATATAAGCGAGGTAACAAACGAGGATTGTATGGAAGGCATGGCACGGTATCCAGACAAATACTTTGATTTGGCTATTGTTGACCCGCCTTATGGGATACAAAGAGGAGGGCAAATTGAAACTTTTACCAAAAATAAAAAACACAAAAGAAAATTACATTTACAAAAAGATTGGGATAATAAAATACCAGAAGAACAATATTTTATAGAGTTATTTAGAGTTAGTAAAAACCAAATTATTTGGGGTGCAAATTACTTTGTTAAATATTTAAATAAAGGGACGATGGGTTGGATATTTTGGTATAAAGGACAAGACGGATTAACAATGAGCGACGGAGAAATTGCATTTACAAGTTTTGAACGCGCTACAAGAATGATTAATTTAAATAGAGGATTTATTGCAAAAAACGGTGGTAGCATACATCCAACACAAAAACCAGTTGCCCTTTACAAATGGCTTTTACATAACTACGCAAAGCAAGGAGATAAAATACTTGATACTCATTTAGGTTCTGGAAGCAGTCGCATTGCAGCTTATGATATGGGATTTGATTTCACGGCTTTTGAATTGGATAAAGAATACTTTGAGGCTCAGGAAAAAAGATACAAGGCACACATTGCGCAGTTGAAATTAGAATTAAAATAAATGAAATTTATAGAGGATGTTGTTTCGGGGAGGTTACATATTGGCAACTATGCAAGGTTGGCAGTTGAAAGACATTTAAAAGATTTACAGGTTAACGATTGGGAGTATTATTTTTCAGAGGAGAAGGCAACCAGGGCTTTCTCCTTTATTTCTGCACTCCGCCACACCAAGGGCGAGTTTGCCGGGCAAAGGTTTAACATCCAGCCTTTCCAAGAGTTTTTTATAAAAGTGTTGTTTGGATGGCAGCGTAAAGATGGAGGCAGAAGATTTAGGAAAGCATACCTTGAAATAGCGAGAAAGAATGGGAAGACAGAGTTAGCCGCAGCCATTGCCGTGTATTGTTTCCTTTGCGATAATGAAACAGGTGCGGAGGTATACACAGCAGCAACTACGCGAGACCAGGCAAGGATAGCATTTGAAACTAGCAAGGTATTTTTAAAACAACTTAAAACAGATTCCAAGACATTTAACAAATTAGTCAATGTACTAAAATACAACTGCAATGTACCTAACACAAATTCTAAAATGGAATCTGTATCTGCCGATGCGGACACCTTGGACGGCTTAAATCCACATTGTGCAATTATTGATGAATACCACGCGCACAAGACAAGTGATGTTTTAGAAGTGATGGAAACTGGTATGGGATCAAGAACTCAGCCATTGTTATTGATAACCACTACCGCAGGCTTTAACCGTGAATCACCTTGTTATCAATTCCGCAAAGTAATGGTGGATATACTTGAAGGTAGGAAAATAGATAATAGTGTCTTTCCATTGCTTTTCTGCCTGGATGAAGGCGATGACTGGCAGGATAAAAGGAATTGGACAAAGAGCAATCCAAATCTTGGTGTAACTCCATACATGGACTACATGGATAACCAATACCAAAAGGCATTAAACGAAGGAGCGGCAAAACAGATACAATTCATGACAAAAAATTTAAACGTATGGACATCTACCTCCTCCGTTTGGATTTCTCAAAGCTACATTGATGCAACAAGGTTATATATTGATGATGCTACGCTGTATAATAAAAAGTGTTATGCCGGATTAGACCTTGCCTCAACGCGTGACATTTGCGCACTTGTACTGTGTTTTCCAATCCAAGAAGGATTATCTAAGCCACATATAAAAAGTTATTATTTTTGTCCTGAAGACAATGTAAGGGAGCGATCTCTTAGTGATGGTGTACCTTATTTGCAATGGCAGCAAGATGGCCATTTGATTATGACAGATGGTAACGTAACGGATTACGATTACATTAAAAATAAAGTAATTGAAATAACGGCTAAGTACAAAATAGAATGTATAGCATTTGACAGATGGAATGCATCTCAGTTAGTTATTCAATTAACAAATGATGGAGCAAATATGAAACCATTTGGGCAAGGCTTTATTTCAATGTCTGCTCCAACTAAAGAAGTAGAAAAGTTGTTTTTATCTAATGAAATTACGCACGATGGAAACCCTGTATTGGAATGGATGATGAGCAATGTTATTTTGCGACTCGATCCTGCTGGAAATATAAAGATAGATAAGGCAAAAAGCACAGAGAAAGTGGATGGAGCGGTAGCAATGGTAATGGCATACGCACAGATAATGCAAGGTGATAGACCAACCATATACGAAAGTAAAGAAAGAGAAAGTGGTTTATTAATGCTATAAAATGTACCTAATTAAAATAAAAACCTTTTAATTATGGAGAATTTAATGAGAAAACATGAGTACGCTCAGCAGGTTAGACAAATTAATTCAACATCCGGATATTTTCATAGGTTTTATGAGTTAACGGCAGAAACACAGACACATCAAGAAGCATGGCAGCGATTGGAAGAGGAAAGGAATGAGTTAGGCTTAGATGACAAATACACATCTTATAATTCTTTTAGAAAGGCTAAAAAAATGTATATGGATGTTAAGTTTGTTTAACTTGTTACTAAAGGTTCAGATTTTTCATACTATTTCGTTTAATTTTACCGCATGGCTATACTTGACACCATGCGGTCTTTTTTTTCCACGCGTAAAAGCAGCCTGGAAAATCCATCTACACCAATAAATGGTGATACATTAGGTGCCTTGTTTCAGCGTGGCTCTGCCGCAGGTGTAGCAGTTGATGAGTATTCAATTGTTGGTCTTCCAGCGTTTTACCGGGCAACACAGATACTAGGAGGTGTTATAGCATCTATTCCATTTGACATTATTGAGAAGCAAGATAACGGAGGTATCAGGATTGCAAAGGATCATCCTAATTATAAAATAATTAGTCGTGAACCATCCGAACTTTACACTTCGCACACCTTTTATAAAACAATGGTGTTGCATTATCTTGCACATGGTGCATTTTACGCAGCTATTAACAGGAATAGTATAACTACAAGAATTAACAGCCTTACTATTCTTAATCCTACAAAAGTAGAAATAGGGTATAACAGTAGGAATGAACTTGTATTTAAAAACAAGGAAACAAATAAAACATATAGAAGCGAAAATATTATATACATTCCTAACCTTGCCTGGGATGGCGTAAAATCATTACTTATACCTGATCTTCACCGTGACAATTTTGGTTTAGCATTAGCAAACAGAAATTATGGTGCTAACTTTTATAAGAATGGCGCACATTTGAACGGTGTTCTTAAACATCCTGGCAGGTTAACAAATGAGGCATACGACAGATTAAAAAGTAGCTTCAACCGTGCATTTGGCGGTAGTCAAAACGCAGGAGGAACTGCGATACTTGAGGAAGGAATGGACTTTCAGAAAGTTGGTTTAAATCCAAACGATGCTTCTTTTAATGAAACAAAAAAGGCTACCATTTCCGACATTGCAAGGATTACAGGTGTACCTGGCATTCTATTGGAAGATATGGACAAAGCGACATTTGGCAATATGGAGCAATTGAGCCAGATGTTTGTCAACTATACGATTATGCCTTTGTGCGAAATCATAGAGGCAGAATTTAATAGAAAGATATTTTTTGAAGTAGAAAAGGATAGATATAGCACACGCTTTAATCTTGATGGCTTACTTCGTGGAGATATTGCTGCGAGATCATCTTATTATACAACGATGAGAAATGTACTGGCGATGTCACCAAACGAAATTAGGATTAAAGAAAATATGAATCCTTACGAAGGTGGCGATAGTTATGAATTGCCATTAGCATCTAATATAAAGACAGAACAAACAAACGATATAACGCAAGATGCCAACATATAACGATTATCCGCAATCAGCAGTCAGAGCAGCAAAAAAGGCTCTGAAACACAAAGAGGAAAATGGCTCTTCATGTGGCACTCGCGTAGGTTGGTTTCGTGCAAATCAAATTGCAAATAAGGAAGGTTTAGATTTATTAGAAATCAAAAGAACATTTAGCTTTTTATCGCGTGCAGAAGTATATAATCAAAATAAATATTTTGATGAGGACGGTTCAGAAATTTGCGGTTCAATAATGTACGACGCATGGGGAGGAGAGACAATGAAAGGATGGGCAGAAAGAAAGATAAATGAAATAAAGGAAGAAAATAGTATATCAACAGATATGGAAAAGAGAAGCATAAATTTTGAACTAAGAGCTAAACCAGAAAGCCGCACTATTTTTGGCACGGCTACTGTTTTCAACTCTGCCTATGATATGGGTTGGTATGAGGAGGAGATGGACACAGAGGCGTTAAAAAATGCAGATATGAATGACGTAGTTGCATTATTCAACCATGATGAAAACATGGTACTGGCAAGAACATCATCCGGTACATTAAAACTAAATGTAACTGGTAATGCTATGGAGTATGAATTTGAAGCACCAAATACAACATTAGGCAATGACTTGTTAGAGATGGTTAGGCGTGGTGATGTGTACCAAAGTAGCTTTGCTTTTACTGTAGATAAAGAGAAGTGGGAAGAAAGAACTGGTAATAAACCAAAAAGAATTATCACAAGCATTAAAAAGGTATATGATGTTTCTCCTGTAACCTATCCAGCTAATCCTGATACAATGGTTGCAAAAAGAAGTTATGAGGCTACAAAGGATATAGATGAAGATTTAAAAAAGGTTATTGAAATTTCTGTTAAGTCAGATATTAGAATACAGCAAGAATTACGCAGGAATGCCCTGCATTTAAACAAACTTAAAACAATTTAAAAATGACTTCTAAAGAGTTAAGAGAAAAGCGGGCTTCCGACTATGCAATAATGGAAGACCTACAAAAGAGAGCAACAGCCGAAGGAAGGTTAATGACCTCCGACGAGTTATCCCAATGGGATGCAGCAGATGCCTCTTTTAAAAATTATACAGAGCAAATTTCACGACTTGAAAGGTGGAATGAAATTAACTCTGAAAGCCGCTCTGTTAGCCAAGTTGAGCAAAGCATTTCAGCAATGCCAACGAATGCCAGGGAAATTGTAAAATCACCTGAGTATCACACAGCATTTATGAAAGCTCTTGCAAAGCGTGACTTGACAAGCAATGAGCAATCAATGCTTCGAGAGATGCGTGGTACTGCTACAATCACAACTGCTGAGACAGGTCTTGCAGGTGGTTATGTCATTCCTTACCAATTTTCATATGAATTGGAAAAGACAATGGCTTACTACGGCCCAATGCTCCAGGTATCTCGTGTAATTACTACACCTCAGGCAGGTACATTGTATTGGCCAAAGGTAAATGACACAGGCACATCAGGCAACTGGCATACAGAAGGTGGAGCGGTGACTGTACAGGACATGACTTTCACAAGAGAGACATTTGCTGCTCACGTCATTAATACACTTGTTAAGGTATCTGTTGAATGGGCAAATGACGAGTTTGGCTTATTAAATACAGAATTACCTATTATGTTAGGTGAGCGTTTAGGCCGTGGCTTAAATACTGCCTTCACAACTGGTGACGGATCAGGCAAGCCAACTGGATTTAGAGATGTAGCACCTTCGGGCGTTGAATCTGCATCTACCGGTGCATTTACCGCAAGTGATCTTATTAACCTTGTACATTCTGTTGACATTGCTTACCGTAACTCTCCATCTGCTGCATTCATGATGCATGACCAGATTTTGAGCGCGGTTAGAAAGTTAAACGTTGACAATGATTATAACGGTTTATTCCAGCCATCATTAAGAGAAGGTACACCTGATAGATTATTAGGATACAATTTCTTTGTGAATAATGACCTTCCATCTGCACAGGCTGCCGATGCAAAGATTATATTTTTCGGTGATTGGTCTAAGTACATCATACGCCAGGTGGCTAACAATGTGCTTGTGCCTTTGCGTGAGAGGTTTATGGATGAGATGGAGCTTGGCTTCTTAATGTATGCAAGATTTGACGGCAAGTTGTTAAATACTGCTGCAATTAAGCACCTTAAGAATCTGTAAATAGGGATAGTGTTTAGGGATGGGCATTAATTGTCCATCCCTTCTAAAATAATTTAACATGGCTTGGAAGGTAACAACAGCACCAGTAACAGAAATTTGGACAGTTAGTGAAGTTAAGAATTATTTGAAGGTGGACACATCGGCAGATGACACACTTATTACTAATTTAATCCAAAGTGCAAGGCAGGCAGCTGAAAGTTATTTAAATCAGGCATTAATTACTCAAACAATTACAGAGAAGTTAGATAGGTTAAACAATCCATTGCTTTACTTATCTGTATCTCCAGTTATTTCAGTAAGTTCATTTCAATACGCAGATAGTCAAAATACCACACAAACATTTGATGCTTCCAATTATGTTGTTGATACATTTACTAAACCTGCAAGGTTAAGCCTTGCTTATGGAAAATCATGGCCTACTTTATACGGAAATATAAATGACGTAACAATTACTTATACGGCTGGATATTCAAATCAGCCATCGGGTGTACCTTACCAAATAAGACAAGCCATTTTAATGATGGTTGCCGACAGTTATGATAATAGAGAAGATTATATTAAGAAATTACCAACTGCCTCAGAATATTTACTTGACCAATACCGCGTACAACTATTCTAATGAAGTTTAATAAAAAAGAAGAGATTGGAAAGTTAAGAGAAAGGATCATTGTTCAAAGTGTGACAAGGACAATTGGCGCAACTGGTTATGGTGCTGAAAGCTGGAGTAATTATGCGGAAGTGTGGGGATATGTGGATTATAAAGGTACAAATAGGGAAGAAGTTGAGGGAGGTAAGATAACTGCCCTAAGTCAAATCAAAGTTATTTGCAGATATAGAACAGACATAAACGAGCAACAGAGAATTATCTGGATGAATAAATATTATCAAATTGAAAATGTGCAGATATCAGAAGATAACTTGTATCTGCATTTATTTTGTTCATACGCTCAAAATTATGTCTGATGTTTATATCACAAGCCAAATTAGATAAACTGCGTAGGATACAAGCAGAAACACAGAAAAGAACTAATAAAAAAGGTCAATTATTAGCAATATATAACTTTGCGGAATCAGTTATTGAACTGGATAATATAATGCAAAGAATTACAATAGAAAAAAGAAAAGAAATATCAAAAGCAGCAGAACCAATAGCATTGTCTGCATATAAAAATCTTGTTCCAAAATCTAATAAAGAACATAAATTTTATGTTGGAGGTAAAGGATTAAAATATACAATATTACCAGGTAATTTACAGAGGTCAATTAAAATAGTATCTGATGAGAAAAACTTTAAAAGAGTTGCATCAGCAATTGGTCCCTTATATAAAGATGCTGGCAAAGGTGCTACATTGTCAAGTGATGGAAAAACAGATGGCTTTTACGCACACATGGTATATGGTAGTACAAAAGCATGGGTGAGAAAAGTAAAAAATAAAGCAGAGAAGGCAAGCCAAATGGCAGTATTTCAAAAGATGTCGGGAGAAGCAATTAAAATGGCTCAACAATATCCGCGTAAATTTTGGGAGTTATGATAGGTAAAGTAATATACGGAAGATTAACAACTGACGCAGCCATCACAGGTGTATGCGGTTTAAATATATTCCCTGACATTGCTCCGCAAAATGTGCAATATCCTTTTATGGTTTACACAATCGTAAATAGCACACCAGTTGATTTTAAAGATGGTCAAAGTAATTTAGAAGAAATAAATGTGCAGGTTGATGTTTATACTAACAATTACGAGACTACGCAAACACTTGCTAATAATGTTAGAAATAGGTTAGATAGATTTACCGGTACAGTAAATAATGTTAGTGTTCAAACAATAACCTATGTCAGCAGCGATAGCCAAGTATATAATGCTGATTTGAATGTATATTGGATGAGCATTGATTTTAACGCAAAAATGAAACGATGAAGTTAAGATTATTAAAAGAATGGAACGGAAAGGCACCTGGCAAGGTTGGTGTTTTTCTTTCTGAATATGGAGAACAATTGGTGAAAGATGGCATTGCAGAACTACTTGATGAGAGCTATGTCGTGGAGGAGATGCCTAAGAAAGCCGAGGCTCAGCAAGAACCAGTATACATTCCAATTCCAGTACCCATGGATTATTTCCAAGGTCAGGATAGCAATGAAGAAGAAGTAAAAATTAATAAACCAAAAAAATAAAATAACATGGCAACTACTGGCATTATTAATGGTACGTTGATGCGTCTTTATAAAGATAATACCGCGATCGGTTACGCAACTTCCTGCCAAATGAACGTTACAGCCGCAATGCGTGAAATTTTGACAAAAGATAGCGCATCAGGTGGATGGAGAGAAGTTAAAAAAGGTCAACTATCAGGCACTCTTTCAACGGAGGCATTGTACGCTGGGCCTGGTGATTCATCAACTAATTATTTGTTTGATGATTTGTTTACCGATCTAATTAGCGGTACAGCTCTGACGATTAAGTTTACAACAGATGTATCAGGCGACAATGTGTTTACAATGCAAGCCATTTGTACATCATTGGATTTAAACGCAGCAGTAGAAGAAAACACAAGCTATTCAGCTTCATTTGAGGTTACTGGTGCAATTACAAAAACAACTAAATAGTAAAAATTACCTAACATGAAAACAATAACAATTGCCAACACGACTATTCCGATTAAATTTGGAATGTTCGTGTTAGGTACATTTTTAAGGGAAAGGAAGCTAAAATTAAGCGACCTTTCCCAACTTGGCGAAGACCTTTTACTTGCCCTTGAGCTTGCCTACACAGGCGTTGAATATGGTTACAAGGCTAAAGGGGAGAAATGCCCTTATACCTTACAATCTTTCTGCGATCTTGTAGATACAGATATGGGAGGTATAACTCGCATTATGGAAATGATATCAAACGAGATTTCACCACCAGAAAACGAGAATGAAAAAAACGTAGTGGCGAAGGAGGAGAACTCACACTTGAATTTATCGAACAATTTTGTTTCGGAGTTTTAAGGTTTCCTCCTTCGCAATATTACGACATGAGCTTCAGAGAGGTTGTTATAGCCATGCAAGGTTATAATAAGCAATTTGAACTTGAAGAACAATTTCAATGGGAGCGCATCCGATGGCAAACAACACTTTTACTAAATGTCCATACGGCAAAAGATAAAAGTTTAAAGCCAACAGATTTGATTGAATTTCGATGGGAAACACCGGTTAAAAAAGAAACTAACAGACCTTTGACAAATAATGACAAAATAATATTTAACAAATGGGATAAAGAGATATAAATGGCAATAGGTAAATTACTCTTAAAACTTGGCATTGACACTACCAACCTTGACAAGGAGCTTGGTAGGGTAGAAAAGTCAATGTCTAAGTTTGGGCAAAATATGCAGAACATTGGCAGCAATCTAACCCAGTCGTTAACGCTTCCTATTATTGGCCTTGGCACCGCTGCCCTCAAATCCTTTGCCGACATGGAGAAGTTGCAAAATGGATTAACTGCTATTATGGGCAGTAGCCAGGATGCAGCTATTGAAATGGAGAAGTTAAGGAAAGTTGCTGAAAATCCAGGCTTGGCACTTCCTGAGGTAGTTAAGGCTTCATCAACTTTGCAAAGTGTTGGCATGAATGCTAATGCTGCGCGTGAAACAATTACCCAATTTGGCAATGCCGTAGCAAGGGCAGGAAAAGGTGCGGATACATTTGATGGTGTTATTAGGGCATTAGGTCAAATAAGTGCCGTTGGTCAAGTTACGCAGGAGGATTTAAATCAAATAAAAGAAAGGTTGCCAGAATTTGCTGAAGTAATGAAGCAAGAATTTGGTGTAGTGACGGCTGAAGCATTAAGAGACGCAGGAATAAGTAGTCAAATATTTATTGAAAGAACAGTTGGAGCATTAGGTGAATTAGAAAGGGCTAATGGTGGTTTAGCTAATACATTTGAGAATCTTAAAGATAATGTAGTCGCATCACTTGCTGAACTTGGCAAAGCAATAAATGAAAGTTTAAATTTAGAAGCCGTAGCAGCTTCATTAAGCGACGGAATACAAAGATTAGTAAATGGCTTTAAATCTTTAAATCCAGAAACACAAAGCTTTATTGTTAAGGCTGGTTTAATTGTTGCTGCAATTGGTCCTGCAATATTTATAGTAGGAAAATTGATTACTACTTTTGGTGCAATGGTTGGCACTATTCGACTTATATCTACAACTGTTGCAAGCATGGCAGGTGTTATAAGTAAAGCCTTTGCAGCCATCCTTGCCAATCCTGCTATTCTTGCCGTTACCGCTGCTATCGCCGCCATAGGTGCTATTTCTTTATATGTGTATGATAACTGGAAAGCATTTAAAGATAGATTCACAAATATTTGGATAAGCATAAAAAATGCAGTTCTTTCCAATGTTGCAAAATTAATGCAAGGCATTGATAGTGTTCAAAAGGCATTAGGATTAGAGTTATTTGATTTGTCAGGAATGACAAAGTATCAGGAAGAACAAAAGGTAGTTGAAACAAGATTTAAAAGCATAGGAGAAACAGTAGATAGTCTTAAAGGAAAATTAGCCAGTCTATTCATGGCCACACCCGGCAAAGGTGGTACAGGTGGAGGTGGTGCAACAGGTACTGGAGAATTGGTGTTTGGTGATGGTGGCGCACCAACAGTCAGTAGAACGGCAGGAGTTGCAAGAGAAAAAGTAAAATTGCAGCCTGTGAATGAATTAATGCCAACCACTAATTTACTACCTACTATTGGTAAATTACCAGACCAATTAAGAAGCCTAACAGCTGAAACGCAAAGAGCTAAAGAAGAAACAGATGCTTTTACAAAAGCTCAAGATGCTGCTGGTAAAGCCATACAAGTAACTGACGATAATATAACTAGATTAAAAAAAGGTATAGAAGATTTAAATACAGGTTTTAAAAATATTATAGAAGGTACATTAACTGATTTATCTGTAGCATTAGGTGAACAATTAGCTAACGCTTTATCGGGCGCAGGATTTAATATAAAATCTTTTTTATTACCAGTAGCTGAAGCGGTAATTAGTTTTGGGAAATTAGCAATACAAGTTGGTATTGCGGCATTAGGTATAAAAACGGCTTTAAAATCATTAAATCCTGCTATTGCCATTGCTGGAGGTATAGCATTAGTTGCCTTAGGTACATTAGTTAAAAATAGCCTTGCTGCTCCCAAACTTGCAGAAGGAGGCTTAGCCTTTGGCCCTACCATGGCAACGGTTGGAGATAACCGAAATGCACGAGTTGATCCAGAAGTAATTGCTCCACTTTCTAAATTAAAAAATATGCTTAGCGATGTTGGAGGCATGGGTGGAACATTGGAGACAAGAATAAGTGGCAATGATTTAATTATATTATTAAATAGGTCACAAAAGACTTTAAATAGAGTTCAATAATGGCGGTAAGGTATCAAACGACTGTATATAACGAGAAACAAAGGAAGATAACTATATCTATTAAAGATAAAGATTATTCTGGCGCAGTCGGTTCTTTTGATACTATTAATATTCAGCTTCAATATGATAGTGAAACAAGCCAGGGCATGGAGCGTTTTGCTCCTATTATCGGATCTCGATTAAGATTAAATTTAATTATAAATTCTGCAGCTTTACAAACTTTGCTTAATGATATAGGCTTTGCCGTTGAAGGTAGGTTTAGCATGGAGTTGACAAGTTATGAAGATGATAATACAACGGTACTATTTAAATGGTATGGATATATTGTCACTGATTTAGTAGAGTTTGAAGATGTCACAACTGATATAGGATTTACTGCACAAATTGAGGCAGTTGATGGCTTGGCATGGTTAAAAACATTGTTGTATAAAAGTGAAGTTGGTCCTTATCTTGGGCAGGATACAGTTGTTCAGCATATTTGCAATTGTTTAAATCAACTGGATTTTGTCCAGGAAAACTTAGTGGCTAATAGCTTGCCAATATTACATACAGTATTTAACTGGCATGAAAATAGTATTACTTATTCAGCTAACAATGATTTTGCTCTTCGCACAGTTATAAGTCACAGAGCATTTTATCACAGAGATACAAAGAATAATTACACCTATCAAAGTTGCTACGATGTTTTAAAGAAAATATGCCAGACATTTGGAGCAAGGCTTTTATTTAGTGGAAATCAATATTGGTTTATTCAAGTTAACGAATATCTTAATCCAAAGAATCACAGGTATTTTAAATATAATGGTTTTGGAATACAAAGTTCAGGTACGTTTAATTTAGATTTTACTACTTTAAATCTGCAAACAGATTTAGCTAATAGTAAATTAATGCGTTTAAGCGGTGGCAGATGGTCATATTATCCTCCCTTAAAAAATGCAGTTATACGCTATAACTATTTTGGAAAACAAAATTTACTTGCCGGGAAAGAATATACATACGCTACAAATGCAACTCCTGAGCAAGTTATCACTCCGACATTAGATAGCACAAACGTAGAGGCAAGGTTAAGCTATACCGGAATATTAAATTTTTACGCTGCGGTAATTGCTCCTGCTACTTTTGAGCCTTATCAATTTGTATTTGCTATTAAATTAGCATCTATAATTAATTCATTTCCTTTACAAGGCTTTGCATCTGCTAACTGGACATTGGGCAGTGGTTGGTTGATTGCTGATGGTATATTGGAGGGAACATTGGCTGCTACAGAAGCATATTATACTACTTTTAGCGTAACGGCTAATAGAAAATATTACGTTAATATAAAAGTAAAATTAGATAATACTGGAGAGTTAAGGCTGCGTTTGGGAGGTGTTACAAAAACAATAACTGAAAGTGGCGATTATGAATATATTATTGAATCAACAAACACAAATACATTAAAATTAGATTCAATTTCTACACCTAACTTTACTGGTAAAATAACATCCTTACAAGTAAAACAAGAAAATAAATATTTAAAAAGAAATGTCAATTATACAACTGGTTTTAATTTTCAGTTAGATGCTGCAAGTTGGGAAACAACGGCTTCCGAATACGAATTTAACGTCGAAACAGTTTTTTCCGATAATGCTTTTGTAGTTAATAAGACTATTTCATTTGACACTTTAGATATTCCTGACACTGCTGAATATGTTTGGTCAATGCGTTTAAAGGAGATGCGCAATGAGGCAGGAACAAATATTATAAGCAATTACGCTCTTTCATATACTATTAATAATAATTATTTAGAATTCTTGCCGGATGGTACTATTGGCGGACAAGCAGATATAAAAGAATACGGATCAGATAACGATGAAAAATCTTCTGTAGTATTTGATTTAGATACATATTTAGGCGATGGAATATCAGCAACAACAAATGGTGCGTTAAAGGTTAAAGAGGACGCTGGCACATTTAAACTAAGTAATACCTGGGATGTTGCAAATGGTCAGGGTTTTAACAAAGTGACGCAGCTTCTTGTTAATGAAGTTATAAAAGGACAACTAAGACCTTTACCAAGAATGATTGATATGCCATTTCAAAATCTAAGCATAGATGATGTTTATTTACCTCACAAAGTAATTGAATACTCCTCTGGATACTATGTATTTGAACGTGGTTTATACGACTTAAACACAGATATTTGGAGAGGTGATTACTTTAAAATAGATGAGCATGCCTAGTTATACAGAGAGAACGGTAATATCTAAGCCTCGCGATTATCAATTAGTAGCCAACAACGCAGGAAGCGGAGGAGTTGTAAATAATAATGTTAATGAAAGCATAACCAATGTAACTGTAACAGGTTCTTTAATATCTATATTTTCAGAGGAATTTTTGGCAACCTCATCAAATGTATTGACATATACTAAAAATAGTGGAGTATTGCCAACAACAAATACAGATGCATCTATCCAAGTGTACCAAAATGGGCAAAAGTTAATTGCATCTCAATATACCATTACACAGCCAGACACTATAACCATTGATGCCAACACGCACTACGATGGCGCAAATTATATAATCTTTGCAATCATAATAAACTAATGGAAAAGCCTAAAAAAGAAAGAAAGTTTTTAAAAGCTATTGCTAAAATAGCCAAAACATTAGGAGAAGAATTAGTTCTTGGCATTGGCAGAAAGTATATTGGAAAAGTAGTTGACAAAGTAGTTAACAAAAAACGTGAAGGGCTTGTTATTGCATTTATTATCTTGGCCTCATCTTTTGTTTTTGCTCAATTTCCTACAAATACAAATAAACAAAGATTAGGTTTCCAAACCACGGCGGACGGTCTTGTCTGGCGCGGTTCAATTTCCGACACAGCAGCCATTCAACCAACCACTAATCAAAACGCATGGTTAATTATTGACACTGTTAACCTAAAAATATACTCATTTGATTTTACTTCTAACGTTTGGGGCTTAGTTGGTGGAGGCGGAGGTTTAACTATGCCTTTTGATTCTATTACTTTTAATACGGCAAAAGATGGAAGTGTTGGCGTTGGTGAAGTTGAATATAATGATACGCAAGGAAGTTTAATACAAGGCTTAAAAGGAGGTAATGTTACCAATGTCATTGGGCAACAATTACATCAACGCGTAAACAATCGCACGGGTGCAACGTTGGCAAAAGGTACGGCAGTTTATTTGTCAGGAAGTCAGGGAAATAGAATAACCGTTGCAAAAGCCTTAGCAATTACAGATGCTTTTTCTGCTAATACTTTTGGCATAGTAGCTGAAAGCATAGCGGATAATCAAAGCGGATACGTTATAACAGAAGGATTAATAACAGGAATTAATACATCTGCATTAGTACAGGATTCTGCAGTTTATTTATCCCCAACAGTGGCAGGTGAATTAACCTCAACAAAGCCGCAAGCGCCTCAACACACGGTATTTATTGGCATTTGTGTTAAAAGTAATGCTGGTTCTGGCGAATTATTTGTTAAGATTCGTAATGGTCAAGAATTAGACGAATTACACGACGTTCGAATAACATCACCTATTACAAATGCCTCTTTATATTATAATGGTGGTTTATGGCGAGACACAACCGCAGCACTTTTAGTAAGTGACACGGCATCCATGTTATCTAATTACGCAACTAAAGCCTACGCAGATACAAGCGGCAGATTTTATGCAAGGCAAGATTTTACTAATGTTTCATCAGCTACTTTGACTTGGACGCAAAGCGATACGTTAGTTGTCGGTGGGGTAAACGTGGTTCAGGTTTATCGAAATGGTCAAATACTTTTACCTACTCAATATACTATACCAACTAATGCCTCTGTTGTTATTGGTGCAACGGCTTATAAAGTAGGTGAGAATTATACTGTAATATTTCCTCGTGGTGGTGGTGCTGGTTCAGGTGGTGGTAGTGGTTCTTTAACTTCTATTTCAGGAGGAACGGGAATTACAGTATCACCTAATCCTATCACAACAACAGGTACAGTATCGGCTGATTTATCAGTATTAATGGAATTAACAGATACAAGTTTATTAAATCTTAATACAAGATTTGCAAGTAAATTAAACGCAGCTGATACGGCTTCATTATCAAATAGAATAAATGCCAAAGGTACTGTATCAAGCGTAGCAACTGGCTATGGTTTAAGCGGAGGTACAATAACGACAACTGGTACTTTAGTATTAGATAGCGCTACCGTATTTACAAGAATAAGAGATAGTATTGTTGATGTAGCCATAGGTAATGACACAATTAAAATTTTAAAACAAGAATATCCTGCACAATCTTCTTCTATTCTTAACTGGACAGTTACCTCTAAATTTCCAATTCAATTAAAGGCATATATTTTAGTTTTTAGAAATGGTCAATTGCTAAACAATAATCAATACGATATTACAGACACGGCTCAAATAACCCTTGTATCGACATCGTTTAAATCAGGTGCAAACTATACCATTGCCACAGTTAGCGGCATCGGTTCTGTAGGATCCGCTCAAGGCAATCCAGTATATCCAGAGGCAGGCATTGCACTGAGCACAGGTACAACCTGGACAACATCAATTACAAATAATTCAAGTAATTGGAATACTGCATTTACCGATAGATTAAAATGGGATGGTGGCAGCACTGGCCTTGTCGCAGCGACTGGGCGAACGAGCCTTGGAGGCACAACCATAGGGCAGTCATTATTTACTTTAACCAATCCTTCAGCCATTACCTTTCCAAGGTTTAACGCTGATAACTCTGTATCCGCTTTGTCAGCTGCAAACTTTCGTAGTGCAATTGGCGCTGGAACTGTGACAAGCGTAACGGCTGCAGGAACATCTGGAAACCCAATATCAATAACTGATATAAGTTCCACTCCAACAATTGATATATTAAGCGCAACAAGTGCAAGAAATGGTTATTTGACAAGTACAGATTGGACTACTTTTAATAATAAACAAAATGCCATAGGTTACACACCTGCAAATAGTTCCACAACTATTTCCACTACAGCACCATTGTCTGGGGGTGGGGATTTATCTTCAAATAAAACATTATCAATTGCACAAGCAAGTACAAATACAAATGGTTACTTAACAAGTACAGATTGGAATACGTTTAATGGAAAACAAACACAATTAAACGGCACAGGCTTTGTGAAGGCAAGTGGTACAAGTATAAGTTATGATAATTCTACTTATTTAACCACATCTTCTGCATCATCAACTTATACACCATTAACAAGGTCAATATCCACAACATCTCCTTTATCTGGTGGCGGTGATTTATCAGCAAATAGAACGTTAAGTATTGCGAATGCTGATGCAGATGGTTCAACCAAAGGGGCGGCATCATTTACAGCCGCAGACTTTAATGCAAGTAGTGGTAATATTAGTATAGATTATACAAATGGTCAAGCAGCATCAGGAAGTGCAAAAGGTTTTTTGACAAGTACAGATTGGACGACGTTTAATAATAAACAAAGTTCTTTAACAAACCCAGTTACAGGGACAGGCGTAAGTAAGCACGTTCCAAGATTTACAGGCACATCAACTTTAGATTCATCTATTATTTATGTAAGTGGTGGAAGAGTAGGTATAGGAATAGATGCTTCTACTGAAAGTGGTTTTTTGACTCATAAATTTGTAATAAGAGATAACGACCATTATTTTAGATTTGATGGTAGTGCAGCAGGGTCAGGTTATAGAACAACCTTTAGCCATGATGATACAGGGTTAAAAATAGGACATTCATCTAATATTCGAGATATTAGATTTACTTTAAATGGCACAAGCGGATTAACAATTGCAAATAATGGTAATTCACCAGCAAGAGCAGTTGGCATTGGCAACGATTCACCTTCTCATCAATTAGATGTTACAGGCACATTTAGAGCAACAGGCGCAGCCACATTGTCAAGCACTCTTGCGGTTACAGGTGCAATAACTGAAGGTGGAAACAATGTAATGACTAACCTTGACACAGTTAGTTTAAGTAGTCGTATTGATGGGAAAGTAGGTTTGACTGGCAATGAAACGGTGGCTGGGAATAAAACTTTATCTGGTAATACAACAATGAGTGGAACGGTTACTATGTCTTCTACATCTGCAACTCCGACTGGTTTATTAGGAATAAATGCCAGTAATGTTATTGGTGATGTTACAACAGTTGAACAAACTGGTATTTTTGCAAGAGGAGTTATTACTAATCAAACTACAAGTTCTGGAGGCGTTGTTACTCTTACGCATGGTTTATCATGGACACCAGCAATTGCATTTGCTAATTTACCAGATTCAAATACAAATATTGTTAATGTTGCTCTTATAGATGCTACATACATATTATTTGTTGTAAGAGATGGAGCAACTAATAACGTTTTAAATGCTCAAAATGTACCAGCAATTCAATGGTTTGCAATAAAATAAACTAAAAAACAAAAACATGAAACAACTCCTTTCCCTTGCCCTTGCCTTGTTGCCTTGCCTTGCCTGGGCACAGTATCCGAGCAATGGCAACCAAAAGATAACGCTGGGCGAACAAACGACAGCCGACGGGCTGGTCTATCGCGGTTTGGCTTCTGATACCACTCGAAAACCTTCTGTTGATACTATGGCGTATATTTTACTTGATACAAATACAAATATTATTTGGCAATATAAAAAGGCAACAAATAACGCTTGGACACGGGTTAATCTTAGATTAGCCGATACAACTTCATTTAATTACGTTAACACCTATGGCACGCAAACGGTAAATGGTGCTAAAACATTTACATCAAATATTGCTATTAATACATCTGGTCAGTCAAGAACTATTTCAACATTTTATCCATCAGGTAGTGATGGAGTTAATATTTTTATCGGTGGCGGTGGAAATAATTCAACAACTAACGGGGGAGCATCTTATTTAGGCTCTTACAACTCTGCAATAGGTGTAAATGCACTATTCTCAAATACAACAGGATATTACAACTCTGCAATAGGTATGAATGCACTTTACAGAAATACAACAGGGTATAGTAACTCTGCAATAGGTGTAAATGCACTATTCTCAAATACAACAGGGTATAGTAACTCTGCAATAAGTTATGATGCACTGTACTCAAATACAACAGGGTATAGGAACTCTGCAATAGGTATGAATGCACTGTACTCAAATACAACAGGATATAATAATGCTGCAATAGGTATGAATGCACTGTACTCAAATACAACAGGATTTTTTAATGCTGCAATAAGTTTTAGTGCACTGTACTCAAATACAACAGGGTATTACAACATTGCAACAGGATTAGATGCACTGTACTCAAATACAACAGGAAATTATAACTCTGCAATAGGTAGAAGTGCAGGGTATGGAACAGGGACAAATGCAAATACAACTGGTTCAAATAACACTTTTATTGGTAATGAAGCAGTTGGATCAAGTGCTACGGAATCAAATGTTATAACACTTGGAAATAGCTCAATAGCTACTATTCGCGCTCAAGTAACTACAATAACTTCACTATCGGATATTAGGGATAAAACAGAAGTGTCGCCATTAAATTACGGTATGAATTTCATAAACAAATTAAAACCTGTTTCGTTTGTTTGGGATATGAGGGATGGAGGTAAAATAGGCATTCCTGAAATAGGCTTTATTGCACAAGATTTGCAACAAGCGCAAATAGACACAGGTATAAATATTCCTAACCTTGTAAGTGGTGTAGATGAAAAACTTGAAGCATCATACGGTGTACTTTTACCTATTATTGTCAAAGCATTGCAAGAGGCAAATGAAAAAATAAAGTCACTTGAACAAAGATTATTAATTATTGAAAACAAATAACATGAAAAAAATACTTTTTTTATTCCTATTTCCTTCTATCACTTATTGTCAAGATGTTATATCTGATACGATTTTTGTAAGGAAAACAAATAATACATATTTTGCTGTTAAACAAACTTTATTTACTGATTCAAGTTTAATCGAAACGGTTGATAATTATGGGGATAGTTTGTCAGCTATTAAAAGAATAGTATATTTAGCAAATAATTATTCTGATAAAATAGCAGAAATAGCAAGAGGTTATATTGGCCGTGGAAAAATTAATCAGTTGATTAAGTTGCAAAATGATTTGCACCAGCAAATAAGCGGAAGACCTGTTTACACGTCAACGGCAATAAGGGACACAACGGCTTTCCTTGGAACATGGAATTTAAATTTTAACGGTGAAATTATTTTAGGTGAAATTCAGCTGAATAATAACAACCGATTAATCTTTAACCCTGACAATGGCAAGGTGTACACGATTTCATCCAATCTATTACTCTCGACATTTACTAATCAAATTACATTTTCATTTAACGGTGTGAAATATGATTTGTACAAGTTTGCCAATAGCAAATTTTCAACCGTGGATGGTGATGTTAAACTTATAAAAAAGGAATAGGATGAAAACAGTAATCCTAAACATTTTAAAACTTGGTTACGAAGGCATTGCCTATTCCATTTGCTGCGGAGTTATATTTTCGTTTTTCCTTCCCATCCAACATTTTCTGATTTTTACAATTTTTGTAGTTTTTTCCGACACAGTCACGGGAATCATGGCTGCAAGGAAAAGGGGAGAGCCGATAACGAGCAAAGGACTATATCGCACATCGCAAAAGATAGTAACGTATTTCTGTGGCATTATGATTTTTCATGGAGCAAGTATTACTTTTGGTTTGCCTTCTCAAATAACCTATTCTGTAAGTTTCATCATTGCAGCAACGGAATTGTTTAGTATTTCGGAGAACATAAAATCGATAACTGGAACAAACATCGGTACAATTATTCTTAGATTTTTCAGACGTTAAAAACAAATAAAATGATAGAAACAAATTTAAAAAGTGCGTTAAAAAACGCAGAAACTCCTAAAAGTCCAATTGGAGATATCGCTTGTTATTCTATGAACTTTGCTGAACTTGCTGGAGAGGTAAATGTATTCCTTGAGGGCAACAAAGTAAAATTTACATGGCGAGAATATATTAAATTGGCACAAATAATCTGGGATAAAATTAAAGAAACCAGCAAGGAATGTGCTAACAAACAGATAGAGGTAAAATTACCTCCTAAGCTATCTTTGATTTCCGCAGCTTTTGCCCTTATAGGCTTTAAGTTATAGGCTTTATTTGGTTTGCTACCTTTGTGCCGGGGCAATGGATGTATTTCTGTTGCCCTTAAAAAATAATATATGAAACCTAATGAATTTTTAATATGCCTTGATGCCGGGCATGGTGGCATGAAGAATGGCACAGGGCCAGATAAATATGTTACCTATCCTTCAAAGTGTTATCAGCACAGAGTCGGTAAATTTCATTCCTATGGATGGTTTTTCGAGGGTGTGTTTAATCGCTCCTTAGCTAATTATTTAGAGCAGTATTTGCTTGATTATGGCTTCCAAGTAAAAAAGATATACGATCCTATTAATGATACCTCTTTAAATAAACGCTGCCAACTTGCCAACTCTTACGCATCGTTAGCTAAACATTCTATACTTGTTTCTATACATGGCAATGCGGCTGCAACAACAACTGCCAGAGGTTGGGAGATATTTACAACACCAGGTGAAACTAAAGCGGATATTCTTGCAACTTGTATAGGTGAGCAAGTGAAGAGTGCTACTCCAGGATGGGTGCATAGAATGGATAGGACAGATGGGGATTTGGATAGAGAGGCAAACTTTCAGATAATTAAAAATACAAATATGCCTGCCGTGCTTTCGGAAAATGGATTCTTTACTAATTACCAAGATGCTCTGCTAATGATTGACAAAGAATGGCAGGAAACAATAGCTAAGGCACACGCTAAAGGTATTCTTGAATATGCCATTGTGAATGGTGTTGAGTGGTAATAAAAAAGCCGCAAGTATGTACCTGCGGCTCAAAATTTGGAAAACCACTAATTAAACATTACTCACTGAATATTTTTTTAAACATTGATGCTGCTTTCTTCTTTGTTTCATCCTTTTCAATTTTCGATGATATTATTTGATATAAAATAGATGCCATCCTGCCCTTTGTCATATACTGCCAAAAAGGAGCATTCTTCTCATTCTTAGAATTATAAAACTGCAATAATCCAAGATTTGTTTGAATGACATTATTAAATTTAATTGGTTTAGGAAATTTTAAATACATTTCCTCCATATACTCTCTTTGTTGTTTTGTTAAGTCTAGCATTGTCCTATTTTTAAAAGTTTTAGTTTTGTTTCTTCTTGCTTAATTCTCTCTTTCAGTAAATCAAGAAATAAATAATCTTTTTTACTCCTTAATGTTTCTTCCAACTGCAACTGTTGCAGCTTATGTATTCGTTTTTTTATAACCAGTTCTTGCATCATTGTAAAAGGTTTTAGCGTGAAGGGCAAGAGTAAAAGCGTCTATTTCATCCTGAGATAGCTTTTTATTTCCGTGTACCTCTAATTTGCATCCTTTGATCACCGACATACAGTAATCTAATGTCCATTTGCTGCCCTTCTGCTGTGGAGATATACCGGTCACCCTATATCCATTCAAAGTTAGTAAATCTATAATTATTCTGCTGGCGCATTGATTCATGCCTACGTTGCGGCTAATTTTATTAGATGCCTTGACGTTGGCGTGTTTGCGGAAGGTAATATTTTGTAAGCTACTATCTTCCACAATCACGGCAATGTCTTTGTCATAATTTAAACTGTCCATTATCCAGGCTGCAAGGTTTTTGTATCTTCCAAAATAGACTTTATTATCATCTATCACGCAAACCGCCAATCCATTCAGCCGCATGGCAGGATCAATGCCGACGTACTTCATTCAACTTCTTTATTAATGAAATTCCTTTTTACATATTTACAAAGAAATTTTAACAAGCCTGGATAATCGTAGTACTTTTTATCGTAATACCACAACTGCAATGCTTTATTATATTTCAATGTTTGGGTCCCAAATGTCATAAATAAATCATTATCCATAGATGTTCTACTGTAACCATCCCAGAAATTCCATGAATCAAGGTAATCTGTTGTAATAGTGTCAATGAAATGCTTTTCTTCAATGACATCATAATATGTCCTTTCCAGCCTATTGCCTCCAATTTTCTCCAGACTCATATAGTTATAAGCCATAAAATGGTTCTCCTGCGCAGTTGCCATGGTTACAGATAATACCAAACAAACTGCCATTGTGAACTTAATAGGCTGAGACATTGTAGCGTTCATTTTAACGGTGTTTTCCTTTGCCTTTGATACATTGCGCCTCCTTGGTTGTTTAACGCCAATACCGTAGGCTTCTATGCCCTTGTCAATGAATTGTATCTCCAGCACATAGCCAAAGCAGATAATTGTTCCGATAAAAAAGAACATAGCGTAAAATTCTGCCCCTTCTGCATGGCCTTGAATTGAAAACCATAATTCCAATAATGCTATAACAGTAGCAATGGCAGCTACCTTTGGCGGATAAGGTGAGCGTTTAGTGGAAGGGTTAAGAAAGTCAATAAAGACAATTGCAAACCTGCCAAACTGGAGCATGATGCTTGCAGGAATCGAGAGTAATAGGGGAAGAGGTAAAAAATACACGTTTAACGCTGCGGTGATGGCGTAGGTTAAAATAATACCTACAAAAATAATCTTAGGCATTGAGGATGTGATATCATCAAATAGCCATTCAAATTTTTGATTGTTAAAATTCTTTTTCATTGTAATGTGTGTTTAAAAAGTGATTTAATACTGCAAATATATTATAAAATAAATACAATGTATATTTTTATAAAAATAATTTAAAAAAAAAGTGCGGAGGCAAATCTCCGCACCTGACTAAACACTTACTATGCACACATTAACCGTCATTACTTTCCTTCTTGTGTTTGTGATATACTTCGTAGTTGCTCAACACTCGTATCTCCTTAGTTGCCGTTTCGATTCGTAATGCCTTAAATTCCTCCAATGCTTCTTCCAGGTTCTTCGCGCTCACCAGTACTTTGTTTCCATTTTCATACTTAATCATGTATTTTTTCAATTCTACCTCCATAACAAGTCGTATAGATAGTAAATAATCCATGCGGCAGTCAACACTCCGCCAATCGTGACAATGATTTTTCTAACGGATATTAGAAATAGTTCTTTTTCATGCTCTGTCATATAAATTTATTTTTGTGATAACGTGATGGTTGCGGATCAATCCCTTGGTTAGCGTATTTTGCATCAACTTTCTTATCATAGCTTATCTTTGGCATCTCGCTGATGTCATTGTACACTAACTGGGCAATTTTCATTCCTGCATAAATGCGAATTGGTTGTACACAAACCAATTCCAATGTCCAATGCCCTTTAAAGCCTACATCGCCAAATCCAGCCGTAACATGGACAAATAGTCCTAATCTTCCAAGGCTACTTTTTCCTTGTATTAATGGCACATGACGCAATGTTTCAGTATATTCAATTGTAGATGCAAGATATAGCATATTAGGCTGAAGAATAATTCCTTCAGCAGGGATAATCATTGGAGCGGATGGATTTTTCTTTTTTACATCTAATACCCTATCGGTGTATAATACCAATGTATTTGAAAGCGTTAAGTCATAACTGTTTGTGCCAAGGTTAGCAGGGTTGTAAGGTTCAATCTTAATATTACCTTCGTTCATCTCGTCAATAATAGTGTGGTCGGTTAAAATCATTTGTCGTATTTTTTACGGTTATCAAATTCTTTTTTAGTAAAATAATATTCAGTCAACATTGCTGCATTGCATTGCAGGTGTGCAGCGTGTAATAATCCGCTCTCCTGGTCAATGTCCTCGCCAAGTCGGATGGCTTCAAGATGCCGCATTGCTCAACCTTCGGGTGGTAAGGCTCTGTCTTTCCAGAATGTCAACAACCATTGTATTCCTATAAAACTAATCGCTATGTTGCTTCGTAAACAAGGGCAGGATTCGAACCTGCATGAACACACGCCCTGTTAATTATCGGTTGTGTTCTACGTATAGCGTCTACCAATTCCGCCACCTTGCTATTTTGCTTGTCTTTCCAAGCTGTCACCCACTTTCAAGCCTCTAGGTTTTCGTTCCTGTCAGGGTAAGGCAATTAATCACAATATGATTGTAGCAAGGACAGGATTCGAACCTGCATGAACACACGCCCTGTTAATTATCGGTTGTGTTCTACGTATAGCGTCTACCAATTCCGCCACCTTGCTAAATTTGCCTGTCTTTCCAGGCTGCCAATTCATCCTCTGACGCAATAAGATGGAAAGAAATGTTTAATCAGTAAACAAAACATCTTACTCCGAGGTCTGCAAATGTTTTTAATAATCTCCTAAAACTTCATAATCTGCTATTATAGGTTGTCCTATATATTCAAAAGTTGGTTTTACTGAAATTATATTAATATTTCTTGTTTTAAACAACCATTTTATAACATCTATTGCACCATTTTCTGAAATAGCAAGTACATCCCTTGTAGCTTTATAATTTGCTCCAGAATTATAGGTTATACTATAATTAACTTTAAAAATTTGTCTTTTCTGTTTCATTTTATAGTTATTATGTAGTCATGTGTCCTACTAATATTCTTTCTTGCCTAAAGCTACTTAATAATGTCCGGTAATTGTCGCTGGTTATTAATAACAATTGCTTAACGGCTCTACATTGCTCAAAAATGGCAGTTGCTTTTGGGTATTTGCCTTTGACATAATAGTCGGTTAAGGTGGAGGAATGCTTAACTCTTTTATACTCTTCCTCTGGCATATCACGAATGCAACTCATTAGCATCTGAGAGTATATGCTCTCATTAATGCCGCTGATTACGGTATACCTTGAATAGTAGGCGGAAAGTTGGCGGAGGAACTCGTCACATTCTTCCAAATGCTCCGCAGATGGAGCAGTTGTGATCCAGGCATTTACTTCTTCGCAGAAAGATTGTATTTCTAACATCTTACTGTTCCACTCTTTCATCTCTCACATTTATCAAGGTTACCGTTTTTATCTCTTCTACTGCTTCTCCGCTGCTTATCTCCTGCAATTGCAAGTTTTTTAGTTCGCTTTCCTTGTTCTGAATGTTTTCGGAAAACTGGTAGCTTTTTCTTTGATAAGTAGAATAGGTTATTAGTTTCTCATTTACCTTTAAGGCTAATTTTTCATCTTTTAATATAGATGATATTTTTCCTTTAATAATTTCCTTTTCCTTAGTTACTGTCTTTTCAAGTTCAACCCATTCACTGTATGTATGAAATAGTTCATTTAAATCATCGTTTAAATATTTATCATAAGCCTCACTTATCTCCGTGGCTGCTCTCCTCACACGCATCTCCGCTGCTGCAAGTTCTTTAAAGCCAAATGTATGTCGGTAAATTTCGTTGACATTTGTCCATAGCACCTCTTTGCCTTTTAACCGTGTTTGCCAGTAGTTGATAAAGCAGGTAGGTAGTACCTGGAATTGATAAAATATTACGGTTGAATAAATCTGCATTTGCAATGACTCTTCTAACCTTGCCTGCGTCCATGGAGCGGTGCCAGTCTTAAAGTCAACAACTATTTCATAATCTTCTGACATATTATCAATAAAGCCAAGAAATTTGAAAGTAGTAAAATCATGCTCTAACTTATATTCAACATAGGGATAGATATGTGTTGTTTCAAGGAATTGATTTGGGAAATTAAAATCTCTTTGTACACCATTTCTATAATCTTCTATATCTGTGGCAAATTGTTTTCCAAAGTCCATGAATGGAGAAGGTTTGTCCGGTATGCCTATAAAGTATTTTTTTTGGTAGGCAATTGGATCCTGTTCCCAGAGTTGAACTTGACTGACCGAAATGTGTTCTTTTGGTAATGTAAGCATTGTTTAGTTTTTAAAATTTTTTAAAAAGTAGCAGCGCAGATGCTGCTACATATAGAGTCATTCATCTCAATTTATTAAAGACCTGTATAAAGATAGTAGAAGTTGCCGCAGTTGCATTCTCATGCGGCAATTTTGCATCAATTAATTTGTTATAAATGTCAATGTAGGTTTGTGTATATACGGCTGACAAATCAAATACCATCTTAGATAGGTCAGGCTTCTCCGCATTTGTAGCCTCGTGTTCCTTCATACTGGCAATTGCCATCTCAGTAGTTGGTTCAGATTGAACATACTTTAACTTTCCCTTGTCATCTAGTACATCAATGACATCCCCTTGTTTTAGTGATTGAATAGGATCGCCAGGCTTACCGTATATCCTGGCTTCCTTGCCGTCGGAGAAAACGACAAGGATGTTAATAGATGGGCCATACTGTCCTTCCCTTGGCTGCCCAGCAGCATATTTAACTTTTGCTTTATTTATTATCATAATAATCTTCTCTTTGAGCGTCTAATTTTTTCATTTCTTCCTCCATTAAATAACTGGTAAGTTGTTCAGATATCCATTCAAAGTCAAGTGCCTGGAGCATTATTGAGTTAAACAAGTGCTGCTCTGTTGGCAGTAGGTCATTAAAGTTGAAGATTAAATCAATAGCATCCTCAACACCTTCAATGCTGACATCCTTAATGCCGTATTCATTTGTAAGATAGTTTAAAACTGCGTAGTTTGCGTCGTTCATTTTTCTTCTATTTTTTTGGTGAATGCCTCTGTTTCAATAATTGCCGTTTGACAGACATCTTTGATAAATCTATGATCGTAGTTCAATCTATCATAATCAATAATTTCCTCTATTCTGTCAAGTATTTTTTTGATGTGTTTTAATCGTGCAAGTCCATGTGGCAATGTATTTTGATTCTGAACTATGCAATAAATTGCAATTTCAAAGAAAGCCTTGCTAATGGCGTAGGAGCGTTGTTCTGGTGTCATGGTTAATGTTTTAGTGATAAAAAAAATGGGCAGCTGGGGTACTGCCCGGTGAAACATTATTAAGCGTAATTCATTTCCAAATAAGATAATGGCTGCCATTATCAATGATGTTAAAAATAGAATCATCATCGTACATACCATGAAGATATTCTCTTGCATCCTTGTTTCTAAATTCGTTTTCTCCAATAACCGCATACTTTTTAGTGATGCGTAGTAAATTTCTAATTTGTAAAGCTGTTTTTTTTGAAGTTGTCATGATAATGTGTTTTAGTGGTAAAAATAGGGCAGCTGGGGGACTGCCCTGTGAAACAATTATTAAGCGTAAACAATTTCTTCAGTAAAAAATTTGCCGTCGATATATTTTAATCTGCGTGTTGGCAATTCTTCTATGTTTGACTTTTTTGATGTTGCAGATGGACGGTAATCAGTTTTTACCAAAGCATAGGCAATTACCCAAAGTTGCTTATCTGTAAAAGTTGACTGGCTTGTTAAAATATTATAAGCTAAAGATCCTTCTGTAAGGTAAGATTTGATTTCGCTTACCTTTGTGGCTATCGCATCAAGTCTTGCTTCGCTAACATAAGAACCTACTGAACTTACATGATTTTTAGTTGGGTTAATAAAATTAATTGAATTAAACACTTCTTTTGCGCTTACTGGTGTAGAAGTTACTTCTTCCTGTACGTCAACTATTGGAGCGTACCAGGCATTTTCTATTTTTCTGCCTCTGTATCCGGTGTAAGATGTATGGTTAAGGTGATAGTAAATACCATTTTTTAGGATAACAATAGGTGCATCTTGCAGCTCAATGCCATTCTCAGCAAGGAATTTTTTAGCAGTTTTTTTGAAGATAACAGGCTGGTTGTTTTTTGCAGTCATCAAAGACTTGCAAGATAATCTTAATTCTGATTTTGGTGCTGAATAATTAAGTGTTGTCATTTTAGTTGGTTTTTGATGATGAATGATTGCTTTTGTCTTAACGACATATCAAAGATAATAATAAAAAATATAACTTGTATATATTTTATAAAAAATAATTAAAAAAAAGTAAAAAAAAAGTGTGCAGTCAATTCCGCACACCTCACCATCGTAAACCTAAACTATAAACCAGATTTAACCAATCTCCCTGTCAAACAACTTCCTCCACATTACCATCTTCTTAGCGATGACAACTGCCCTTGATGTGTTGCCTTGTTCTATTAGCCGCTTATGGCTTCTAATGCTTATCAAGTCCATTGCCTCTGGCGGCTCTTCTAATGCTACTGCCTTTGCCTTCTCCCATATTATTGCCTTTTCTCCTTCTTCGTAGTTTATTAAGCCTAAGTTTGTGGCAATGTCAAACCAGTACAATGGCAGATCATCGTAGGTTTTTCCTTTAAATTCTTTTACCATCTGAGGGAAGTTAGTATATATATCTTCCTTTGTTTTCTTTGCTCTCTCTTCAAGGTCGGCATTTAGCCGCATAGCTTCCTGCTCTGAGTCGTGTGCTGCAATGATCCTGCGCCTAAATACCATGTATGCGTTTAATATCTTGCCGATTGTGTGCATATTTATTTTGCCGTAGAATTTAATATCATCATCAAGTTCTAATGATTCAGCGGAAAATAATCTAAATGCTATCTCAATTTCTTTGGACGAAATTTGTCCAAAAGTCTGGATAATTTCTTTAGCAACAGATGAGTAAAACGTTACATCGCCATCAATGCCATAAAGAGGGAAGAGTGAGGAGATAGTATTCAATACATCCCTGTAAGCCTCCTTCGGCTCAATGTTAGCAATGCGGTTAGCTCTTTGCTCAATAATGGTTAACTCATCATTGTTGCGTGGTTGGTACTTCGTTAGATTGGTCATTGTTTAATTTTTTTTGTTTACGAAGATGGTACCTTTCCGTTGCGCTCTTTTGCAGGTCTTCCCTGTTTAGCATACGGTACAAACGATAATACTGGTTAAGTTTCTCCTTGATGCCTGGCCGCTGCCTATACTCGCGGTGATAGGCTGTGTTTTCTTCTCGTGTCATTACTTCTTATTTAATTTTCTCCACATTCTCAAATATCCATACACCTTGTCCCGGTACTCTTTGTCATCCCTCCACTTATCCCTCCTTACCTTGTTTTCACGGTCTCGCATAGCCCTGTAGCGATCAGGTTGGTTTTCTTTGATGTTTGCGTACCATTTACGCATATAGTTTTTAAGGTATTCCGTTCTGTTCATAGTTTTGATGTTTATTTATATTTTTTCAAATTCTTCTTGTACCCTTAACCAGTATATGTATATAAAATTATTAGAATATTCTTTTGAAAGTTCTAATGTTTCTTTTACTACTAACCCTACCGCATACATAGCGCATTGCCTTGCCAGGATCGATACAAGTATCTCCTGCCCAAGTTCACCACCTTGTTCCTGGATGAGGTTGTGGTAATGGGTGAAAATTTCGTTTGCTTTTTGTTTTGGTGTCATAAGTTTTGTATTTCGTCTTTAACGTGAAGCCAATATTCTAAAGTTCCTTTGTCATGATATTCCTGCAATGTAAATCCATTTAATTCAAGTATATCTATTATTTCATCCACGGCAACCAAGGCGTGTGTTTTTGCCATGGATGAATTAATGTATTCCACCCAGCCTTTTGTTTCAGTTAAAATTTTTCTTCTTTCACTAAATTTTTTTATTAATTCCTCTGCTTTTTCTTTGGGTGATTGTGTCATAGTTTTTTTATTTCTTTTTTAACTTCCTTCCAATATGATATAATAATGTAAGGCATCACTTTATCATTGTTTAAAATCTCGTTTACCGCAATCAATGCACATTTTTTCGCTTGTTGTTTAGTTACCTGCAAGGCTACTTGACAAGCTCCGATTCAAGTAATCCTTTATCGTGTTCAAATCGCTCTTCAAACATTTCTTGGAATGTTTCCCAAATGTCATCGGTGTAACCTATTTTAATCACGTTGCGAACTTCTGCGAATGTTTCAAAATCGGTGTCTTGAATAAATATGCAGTTAGTATTGTTGATTAAGATATGTTCACCGCTTTTAAGGTCGCAACTGAAATATGTTTCTTTGAAATATGGCTCACCAAAGTATTTCACAAAAAAGCCATTTTCAACACGAGCGATTTTCCACTCAAAGTCGTTTTCATCCCGATAGCTTATTTCTTCAAGCGTTTGTTCGGGTGTTGGATAAAGTTCAGGTTTTAAACAATAAATCATTTCGTTTTCAATTTAAGTTCCTACTGATAAACCGCCCAGCAGGTAACAGCGGTTTGTGGTCATTAGCCCGACCACACAAGGCTTTGCTTCGCTAACGAACCACAAGCCGCAAAACGATAAAGATGGATTTATGAGATCCATCAACCAATAATTATCTAATAATTCATTTGCCTTTTCTTTGGCTGTCATAGTCTCATAATCTTATAATGTTATTTACCTCTTTTTCAAGTTCATTAAAATAATCGTTATTATCAGATGTATTTAAAGAATTTTCCCTTGCAAATTCAACAGCCATCGTTGCAGAAATTCTGGCATATATTTGCCATGCTCCGCAATCATTGTCGTATGTTCTGCAATTCTTATCTTTACATTTAGAAATACATACACCTGTACTTTTCAAAACATCATAGTAATCATTAAAAAGTTCCATTGCCTTTTTGCTAATATCTTGTGTCATAACGTAAATTCGTTTACAAGTTTATCAATCTCAGCCTGCCTTCTTTTCTCTTTTGCTACCGGGTTGTCATACATGAATTTAGTATAAATATTATTTGCCTGGGAATAAATGTTACTTATAGTAAAATTAGCCTTCAGCCACTTATCCCCAATCTGCCATGCTGCCGTGGTAAATGTTTTCATCATCGCTTCCGCACTTTCCTCCGATGCGCTTACCTTCTTTAGCCATTGCACCAACTTTTTACAGTTAGCACCATCCTTGGCAGTCATAATATAGTTGCCTTTATCAGATGGATAAGTTACACCGGCAAGGCGTTCATAGGTAGAGCAGAAAGTGGCGAAGGCGGAGTAGGTTTCGGAAGGATGGCGATCGGCTCGGCTCGGCTCATTTTCTTTTTCTTTTTTACCCGAAGTTTTTTCTTTTTCTTTTAAACCTTGCTCATAGGTCAGAGAATCATGGTAGGATTGGCGGGAGAAAGGATTGATAACTTCGGGATCGGGGAGTGAAAAATCATTTTCACAACCTTCTTTATAGTTTTTATTCTTATTAATTTGTTCTTCTTTAAAGTTTTTATTCTTAAGTGTAGAATTTTCCCGTGTCGGATTTTCACCGTGTCGGGTTTTTTCCGATACGGTATAATCTTCATTTGGTATAAAATCTATCTCATAATCATAACTATCAAACCTACCTTTTTCTCCTCTTCTTTGTGTTCTTTTAAGATATCCAGTTGATATTAATTCATCAAGATATTTTCGTAAAGTATCTTTTGAATATCCTAAATCCTTTGCCATTTTCCCCTGATAAAATTCCCAATTTTCAGACATTGAAGACATATAGCAATATAAAAATCTTGCTCTGTCTGAAATTTTAGAATTTCTTATCAAGTCGTTTGGAATTTGAGTAAAGTACTTTTTAGTTTTATTAGTACATTTATTCATAAGCATTAAAATAAAAAAGCCAAGCAGGTGGAAGACTACTTGGCTTAGGGTGAAACAAAATAATTTTGCTTCATGTTCCTTTGGATAGCTTCCACTCCGTCCAAAGGATATACAAATATAAAAAATTTATTTTACTTTCCTCTTCTTTTTTTTCCAAGGCGGATTCCCAATGGCGCTCTGAAACTCCATGTATTTTACAACGGCTGGCGGCGTTTCGTATGTCAAAACCTTGTCCAATGCTTCCTTAATAAAATTTGCCATGTTTTTAAACTTTAAATTCGTTTAGTAAATTTTGTAATTCATTTATGTACTCCTTTTTATCCCATTTTTCAATCTCGCATACCGACAAATCAAATAAAATTTCATTTAAAAGAAATTGTTTAAATTTTAATCTTGCTAAGTCGTTGACTGTTTTTGCAGGAAATTCATAATGAACAATGTCTTCATCTAATTTAGGTAAATTATCAATTTTAATAGATTCGCTTTGTTTAATATAACTATCAAATTTTGGATTTACTTTTAACAAGGCTCTTTTTTGCCCATTTAATACACTTTTGCCGTTAGTAATAAAAACAGTATGCGCAAGTGGAGAGCCGACAGTTTTGTCAATAATCCAATTTTCTGGAATTTCATCTAAAATATCCCAATCTTTATATTTTTCCATAATCACACCTTTTTAAAAATCATTCCCCAGCTGCACACATCCTTCGCATCCTGTAAATAATCAAAGCCATGACTATAAAACAATGCTATCCATTCCTCCTTCTGCTTAATGTTGATGTGTCCCCATTCTATGTCAAAGGCTGGGTCAAGCAATAATCCAGATGTTACACTGCCAGTTATCTTTATATATATAGGGTAAACTGCTATAGGGCGTTGGTTAAGT